CGTCGGGTTGTTGTTGATAGGCGCTGCAAGCCTGGCTTGCAGCGCCTTGGTTCCGGACATGCGAAAGCCCGGCACACGCTAAGCGTGTGCCGGGCGGAGCGGGGTCTGAGCGGGTTAGGCGACGGGGCCGGAGACGATCGGGGCCGACCAGGCGAAGTTCGTGCCCGACGTCATCTTGGGAAGCTCCACCTTGGATTCGACGGCCGCGATGGCAGCATACCGTTCGATCAGCCGGAACATCTCGTTCAAAGCCAGATCCCCAGGACGGGCCTCTGTCGCCTTGCGCATAGCTTCGATGGCCTTTTCCAGGTCCGAAGCCTCAGCCTTAGGTTTGGCCGAAAGCCAATCCCGGAGCATCGCGTCCGTGATCGCGGGAAAGTTCGCCTTGTCGACGATCTTCTCGCAAAGCGCCGCGACTTCACGGTTCACTTTGACGAAAGATCCGTAGGCTGACTTCTGCGCGAGGTTGTCCGCGCCAATCTCCGCCCGCATGCGGAGCACGGCGGCATAGAGCCCCTCAACTGTCGCGTCATCGGACTGCCCCAACTCGCGCGGGCCCTTGCGGCCGAACGAGCGGAATTGCGAGATGGACGACTTGACCGCCTTCTCGGCTGTGTCCTTGAGCGCCTTCCCCAGGTGCGGGTTGCGCTCAACCCATTCGTTGTGCGCGGTCAGGTGCGCGACGTAGAGCGGGCCCGCATGCGCTTCCGACGCGTCGCCAGCAGCGACCATGCGCTGAAAGCCGAACGCGAGTTGCGTGACCGCGCTTTCGCCAGCGGCCGACAGCCGACCAAGGCGTTTCGCGATGGAGTAGATCGCATCCAGCGCGGGCGGACGATTGTCGCCAGCCGTAGCGCGCGGGTTGTTCAACTCAGCATCGGCTTTCGCGGCGGCGGCGGTAGCAAGGTTGTTCAAGCTCATTTCAAGTCTCCATCGTGTCGGTCTAGGTTGAACCCGGTTTAACCTCGGGCGGCGGAACCCAATACGGGCCCGTTGAGGAGTTGAGCAAGAAATAATGGCAGGCAAACCCTGTACAACCCTGGGCCCAGGCCGGCGGGGTACCCGGCCAACGCCCCCCACCCGCCCCATGCCCTTTTAGGGCACAGCGCGATGACTAGCTCAATATTTGAATGTAACATGATGACTTACAGGATATACACCAGAGCTTGCTCAAGGCAGTGTAACACATTATATGTCGCCCCGAACAAGGAGTTAACCCGCAATGCCTCTGGATCGAGCGACCACCTACAAGAGCGAGCTGATGCCGCTGCCGATGCGCGTCACCCGGCTCCACATCGAGCGCCTCCGCGAGGCCAGGAACCGGGATGGTCTGTCGGTGCAGGAGCACGTCAGGCGAGCGCTGGATATCTACCTCAACAAGATCGAGCGCGAGTTCAACCAGAAGGAAATCACCCTGCCGGAGCGCAAGGCCAACCAGCCGGACCCGCAGGGAATCGCCGCCGCCCTTGCCGCGCCCAGCGTCAGCGCGCTACGTTCCAGCCGCATCGGGCGCTCCCAGCCCGTGGTCAGGACGAAGTGAGCTCTTCATGGCGCGCAAGCCTTCGGTGACGGTGCAGATGGCTGACGAGGCGTCGGAGCTGCCGACCTTCGAGGAGATCCTCGGGGTTCCCGCGCCCCAGACTTCGCCTCCGGCCCCTCAGCCCGCGCCTCCCGAGGAAGATCCCACTCCTGCCGTTCCCACTCCCGGCAACGAGCCGTACCCCGGCTACCCGGACAAGGACCCACCAGCTAAGCCCCAGCCTCCTGCTGCCGTCCGCTACGAGTCCCGCATCGTCATCGTCGACGCCTGGAGGTATCCCGGCTCGCTGAAGCTGGCGCCCGACTGGATCGACAGGAACTGGGCCGCCTTCGCCGACACCTACGACATCGTCCGCAAGATCGACCCAGGTCCCGCTCTGCGTGTGCCGACCGTTCACGGATCAGACGCGCTGTGCCGGATCGGCGACTACGTCGCCAAGCAGACCGTCAAGCTCAGCGCCGACATCGAGGAGGAGCGCATCGAGGTGTGGGAGGCGGAGCAGTTCATGCGGCTGTTCCTGCCGGTTGGCGAAGCTGCCCCTCCCGAACCCGTGGAAGATCCTCCTCTGGCGGCTTGAGCCCCAGATGACCACGATCAATTACGCCGCACCGCCGACCGTCGGCAGGATGATGGACAGCGCGGCTTTCGCCCGCTTCATCATCGGTCCGGTCGGCTCGGGCAAGACCACCGGCTGCATCTTCGAGATCCTCAAGCGTGCCGTCCAGCAGCACCCCGGACCCGACGGCATCCGCAGGACACGGTTCGCCATCGTCCGACAGACCCTGCTGCAGCTCAAGATGACCGTCCTGCTGGATATCCTCAGCTGGCTCCGGCCGATCTGCGAGTACAAGGTTTCCGAGCAGCTGGTGACCATCAGCTTCGGCGATGTCGTCTCGCAATGGTACCTGATTCCGCTCGAGGACGAGGACGACCAAAAGCGGCTGCTGTCGATGCAGCTGACCGGGGCGTGGCTCTCCGAGGCGATCGAGATGGATGCCGGTCTGGTCGATGCCATCGCCGGTAGATGCGGCCGCTTCCCCACCGCCGCGGACGGGGGCTGCACGTGGTTCGGGCTGATCGGCGACACCAACGCGCCGATCGAGGGGGGTGACTGGTGGCGGCTGTTCGAGGAGGACAAGCCGCCGGATTGGCAAGTCTTCCACCAGCCCGGCGGCCTCGAGCCCGAGGCGGAGAACCTCGAATGGCTGCTGCAGACCCCGACGACCATGCAGCTGCCGCCCATGGACCCGGTGCGGCGAGCTCAGGGCAGGACCTACTACGAGCGCCTCGCCCGCGGCAAGAACCCCGACTGGATCAACCGCTACGTTCACGCCCGCTACGGCGAGGACCCGACCGGCACCGCGGTGTTCAGGGGGTCCTTCAAGCGCTCGTTTCACGTGAAACACGGGCTCGAGCCGGGCGTCGGCTTCCCGATCATCATCGGCCAGGACTTCGGCCGGAACCCGTGCAGCCTGCTGTGCCAGCCCGATCTGCAGGGAAGGTTGCTCGTCCTCGAGGAGGTCATCGCCGAGGACATCGGCCTGGAGCTGCACGTCACCAAGCAGCTCAAGCCGCGGCTCTACCAGGAGCGCTACATGGGCCGGCAGTTCGCTGCCGTCGGTGACCCGTCGGGCATCGCCAAGGGGAACTTCCTCGAGGAGACCAGCTTCGACGTGCTGATGCGGCTCGGCATCCCGGCGTTCCCGGCCTCCACCAACCATGTCGACCCTCGAATTTTGGCGGTCGAGACGCTGCTCCTGCAGCAGCGCGACGGCGGCCCGGCGCTGATCATCGACGAGCAGCGCTGCCCGACGCTGGTGCGCGCGCTCAACGGCGCCTACCGTTTCGGCAAGACCAAGGCCGGGGTGACCAAACCGCTGCCCGAGAAGCTGCACCCGTGGTCCGACGTCGCGGACTGCCTGCAGTACGTCTGCCTGGCGTTCAACTCCGGGCTCACCCAGTTCATCGCGAAAAGGATTCGTCCTCGTCCGGCAAAACGCCCGCCCGCTCCAGTGAGCGCAAAGGGTTGGACGTAGCCTCGATGGTCAGCGGCGGGACTTCGCCGCCGGTCGAGATGTTGATCGTCACGCCTGACCCACCGCCGCCCAGGATGTGCCCCTGCCCGTCAAGCTCGCCGAGCCGGGCGAGGAACTTGCCGGCCTCGACGCGCTGGGCGAGCGGGATCTGCTCGTCGTCGATCGACCGGATGTAGACCTCCAGCTTCGATTCGAGCCCGGTGGCGGCCTTGACCTTGACCCGCTCGCGGGTATTCACCGCCGAGCCCCATTCGGCCGACAGCGTCCTGACCATCTCGATGAACTTCGGGTGGCTTTGCAGCCGCGTCCATTCTTCGTCGGTCAGCCGGTGCAGCTCGATGATCTGCTCGACCGGAAAGATATCCATCGCGATTTCGCGCGCCAGCGTGGCGAAATCCACCATGAATACTTCGGTTGGCGATGACTGGTCTGCCATGGGTGATTGGTGTATGTGTCCGAAAACGAGGATGATATGCCGGCGCCGGTGCTCAGGATCGTATCGCCTGACGGATTGCTGCAGCAAGAGGCTGCGGTCGACGCCCAGCGGGTAGCCGCCGAAGAGAAGCTCCAGGCCCAGGCGCAGGTCAACTCCGCGCTCAGCGCCTTCATCGACAACGAATTCTCGACCATGATGCGCCACCGTGACGGCGCCTCCGGCTGGTCTGATCGTCTGGTCAACGCCATGCGGGTGTTCAACGGCCAGTACGACAACACCAAGCTGGCCGAGATCAGGAAGTTCGGCGGCTCGGATATCTACGCCCGCCTGATCGCCACCAAATGCCGCGGCGCCACCTCCCTGCTGCGCGACGTCTATCTCAACCAGGAAAAACCCTGGGGCCTCAAGCCGACGCCCGACCCGACGCTGCCCGACGACATGCTCGCCGCGGTCCAGCAGCTGGTCGAGGTCGAGGTCCAGACGATGACCCGGCTGGGTGAGCCGCCGACTCAGGACAAGGTCAAGGATCGCATCCAGGGCCTGCTCATGGCGGCTAAGCGGGCGGCCATAAAACGCGCCCGCCTGGAGGCCGAGGTGGCCTTCAACAAGGTCGACGATCTGCTCGTCGAGGGCGGCTTTTACGAGGCGCTCGCCGCCTGCCTGATCGACGTGCCGCTGTTCCCGTTCTGCTGCCTCAAGGGGCCGACGGTGCGCGTCGTGCCGGAGGTCACCTGGGTCCAGGGCCAGGCCCAGATGGTCAACAAGCCGAAGATGTTCTGGAATCGGATCTCGCCGTTCGACGTCTGGTGGACGCCGGGCGTCGCGACGATCGCCGATGCCGCCGTCATCGAGCGCACTCGCGTGACCCGCCAGGATCTCAACCAGCTGATCGGCCTGCCCGGCTATAACCAGGCGGCGATCCAGGAAGTGCTGCGCTGGTATGGCCAGTCCGGTTATGTCGAAGCCAACGCCTCCTTTGCCGAAACTCCGCGCGCCGTCATGGAAAGCCGCGAAGACCCGCGCATGAATCAGTCCGGCGTGATGGACATGCTGGAATACCATGGTTACGTGCAAGGTACGATGCTGATCGACCAGGGCTTTACCTCCGCCCAGGTGCCTGATCCGCTCAAGGATTACTTTGTCGATGCGTTCAAGATCGGCAGGTATGTGATAAAGGTTCAGCTTTCGCCCAGCCTGAAGAAACGGGCGCCGTATTACGTAACCAGTTTCGAGAAAGTACCCGGCACGGTCGTCGGCAATGCATTGCCCGATATCCTTTCCGACGTACAGGATGCGACCAATGCCGCGCTAAGGTCGCTGGTCAATAACATGAGCATCGCCTCGGGGCCGCAGGTCGTGGTCAATGACGACCGTATCGCCGAGAACGAAAACGGAGATGAGCTTTACCCCTGGAAACGGTGGCATGTGGTTACTGATCCGCTGGGCGCGAACAATGGTCAGCAGCCGATCAATTTCTTCCAGCCGGAATCCCGCGCCCAGGAGCTCCTCGGGGTTTACGAGAAATTTACTCAAATCGCGGATGAGCTGTCGGCTATCCCTCGGTATATTACTGGGTCTGAGCGTCTGGGTGGTGCTGGTCGCACTGCTAGCGGGCTGGCCATGCTGATGGGCAACGCCGCCAAGATCCTGCAGACGGTGGCCGCCAACATCGACGGCGACATCATCGAGCCCGGCGTCAACGAGCTCTACGACATGGTCATGCTGACCGACCGGACCGGGCTGCTGCGCGGCGACGAGTCGATCGAGGTGCTCGGCGTCAACGTGGCGATGCAGCGCGAGACCCAGCGCCAGCGCCAGCTCGAGTTCCTGCAGATCACCGCCAACCCGATCGACGCCCAGATCACCGGCGTGCGTGGCCGCGCCAACGTGCTCAGGGCGGTCAGCGAGGGCATCGGCCTGGACGGCGACGACATCGTCCCGCCCGACGAGGAGATCCAGGCACAGCAGCAGAACGCGCCTCCAGGGGGCCCTGGAGGGCCGCCAGGCCCCGGAGGGCCCGGAGGACCACCCGGAGGCCCCGCGCCTCCTGGCGGGGCTCCTGGGGGCCAAAGCGGGGCTCCTGGCGGTGCTCCCTCCGGGCTGCAGCCACCGCAGACCAACGTCGTCGGCAAGACTCCGCAGCGTCCAGGGGGTCCGGCGACGCCGCCCAACCCAGCGCAAGGGCCGGGTTGATGAAACTCGCTGGCAGTCGGCAGAGCGGCAACGTCAGTCTCGCTGACCCGCTGGACCCGCAGACGGCGAAGCTCGGGCGCGACTATGAGCGCAACGAAGGGCTGATCAACCACATGGAGGATCGGCGGCATGGCAAGCGCCTCAACTGGGGTGACTATGGTAAGACCCCGGAAACGACGATCCGCACGTCGTTTCGCAAAGGCGGAATGGTGAAGAACTGTCGGGATTACCCCAAATAGGAGACCCCCATGGCACCGACCAAGAAATCCACGTCCAAGCCGGCCGGCAAGTTCAAGGTCCAGGCCGGCGGCTCCGGCAAGATGCACAAGTTCGGCGGCGCCGCGGCGCAGAAGCCGGGGGTCAGCGCGACCACCGGGGCGTCCGGCAAGGGTGCGTCGTTCCCGAGCGGCGGGCCGTCCGGCAAGATGCACAGCTTCAGCGGGGTCAAGCCGCAGAAGTCGGGCCGCACGAGCCAGAGCTGATGGCTAAGGCTCCGTCAGCCCGCGTCCCTAAGACTTCCGGGCAAGGGGTCTCGCGGCTCAGCTACCAGAAGGGCTACGCGCTGGGCAACAAGGGGGCCCAGGGCGGCAAGCCGCCGTCGGTCGGCGGCTACGACGATTCGTCGGTGAAGACCGGCAAGAGCTACGCCAAGGGCGATTCGGGCGGCGACGCCGGCCTCGACTTCAGCTACGGCGAGAACCTGGCGCCCGGCAACATCAACAGCTTCGACGACGTCAAGGCGTACGGCAAGCTCAAGCAGCCCAAGGCGTCGCCGATCACCAAGGCGGCCAAGCCGAAGGCGTGGAAGACCAAGTGAAGGCGACCAAGATGACCCGGCCGCTGCCGACGCGCGGCGGTCTCAACGATCTCGGCAAGTCGCAGCGGACGATCGCCGACTACGCGAAGGCGACGCCGTTCGGGCTCGGGGTCAAGACGCCGACCGTGATGCAGGCGCTGCCCAACGTCCGCAAGGGCAAGTGATGCCCGGTGATGCGCACCTTGCCGCCGCGGCACTGCGGCTGCGCGCCGCCGCGCCGGACGCCTGGGAGGAGTTCCTCATGGCGGTGCGCGAATATGCGGCGATCGCGGCCAGCGAGATGGTGAGCTGCCCGCCGGAGCTGCTGCTACGGGCCCAGGGGATGGCGATCGCCAGTCACGAGATCATGAAGGTGCTGGTCAACGCGCCGGCGACCCACGAGAGAAACCAGGTGCAGAGACATGTCCGATCAAACCACAACCAACGGAACGGGTTCTGAACACCACGCGCCGCTGCCGGAGCAGCTCCGCCGTCAGATCGCCGAGGCCGAAACGCTCCGCACGGAGCTCGGATCGCAGCAACCCCAAGCCCCAAGCTCGGAACCTGCTGCGACACCTCAGCCGGCGCCGCCCCCGAGCGGGCAGCCGCCGGCTGAGGACGAACAGTCCTGGGAGCAGCGCTACAAGTCGCTGCACGGCCGCTTCGAGAACGAGCGGCGGTCGAATCAGGCGATGGCCGACCGGCTGCAGCAGCTCGAGAACACTATCTCGACGCTCGAAGTGCGCGGTACCCAGGCGCCGGAGCCGGCGCCGGCTCCGCCGACCAAGCTGATCACCGAGCAGGAGGTCAACGATTACGGCCAGGAGCTGCTCGATGTCGTCGGCCGCCGGGCGCGGGAAGAGATCTCGCCGGAGTTCGAGCAGCTGGCGGCCCGGCTCAACCGGCTGGAATCCGGGCAGCAGGCGGTCGGCCAGGTCATCGACCGGACCCAGAAGCAGACGGTCTACCAGGCTTTGGCCGAGAGAATTCCCGAGTGGCGGGACATCAATCGCGACGAAAACTTCAAAGCTTGGCTGGCCCAGCCGGACCCGTTTTCGGGCCGCCGGCGCCACGATATGCTCACCGAAGCCTTCGATAGACACGAGAGCGGTCGTGTTGTAACTTTCTTCGAGGGATTTTTGACTGAGGCTACCGGCACCCCGCCGTCGCCCCCGAGCCCAGGGACCGCAGCGCCCCCTCTTGCCGTCAACGGCAATGGTAGCGGACGACCCTCCCTCGAGGACTTCGCGGCCCCCGGTAGAGCCAGGTCGGCGCCGCAGAGCCTGCCGCCCGATAAGCCCATCTACACCGCCGCCTGGATTGCCAAGTTCTCGGCAGACAAGCGCAGGGGGCTGTATCGTGGCCGCGAGGCCGACGCCGAAGCCATCGAGCGTGACATCTACCTGGCTCAGCATGAAGGGCGAATCCAACCGTAATCGCTAAGGCGCGAACGAGGGATCGTCATGGCCTATACGACATCCGGCGGGTACGGCGTAGCCGGCGCCGGCACCACGCCGCCAATCTACCCGACTGGCTCATCCACTCCGACCCCGGCGTATGCCGGGACTTTTATCCCCGTCCTCTGGTCGACCAAGCTGATCGAGAAGTTCTACGCCAGCACCGTGCTGGCAGCGATCAGCAACACCGACTACGAGGGCGAGATCAAGAACAAGGGTGACACCGTCGTCATCCGCACCAAGCCGACCATCACCATCAAGGACTACCTCGCCGATGGGTTGCTGGATATCCAGCGGCCGAGCTCCAACATCATCGAGTTGAAGATTGATAAAGGCAAATATTTCAATCTGATACTGGACGATGTTATGGAGATCCAGTCAGACCTCAACATGATGAACATGTGGTCTGATGACGCGGCGCAGCAATTTAAGATTGTGGTCGACACCGAGGTGCTCAAGGGCCTCCTCGGCCCGGCCGCGACTAAGAACAAGGGCCTCACCGCAGGGCAGATCTCGAACAACATCAACCTCGGCGTCACCGGCACTCCGATCCAGGTCGTTGCCCGCAACCCGGCCGGCACCGCCAACAAGGTCGAGATCGTCGATCTTCTGGTCCGCCTGGGCCAGGCGCTCGACGAGCAGAACATCCCGGAGACCGGCCGCTGGGTGGTGCTGCCATCCTGGGTGTCCAGCCAGATCAAGATGTCGGAGCTGCGCGACGCGGCATTGACCGGAGACTCCGTGTCGATCCTGCGCAACGGCCGCCTCGGCATGGTCGATCGGTTCACCATCTACGTCAGCAATTTGCTGCCGTCCGGCACCGCTGCCGGCCTCGCTGCTGGCGAGTGGGTGGTCTACGCCGGCACTCAGCACGGTCTGACGTTTGCCTCGCAGATCAACAAGGTCGAGACGCTGCGTTCCGAGATGACCTTCGGCACGCTGCTCCGCGGTCTGCAGGTCTACGGCTACAAAGTGTTGGACGGCACCGCGTTGGCGCAGGCTATCGTCACGCCTGGCTAAGGGGTGACCCGATGCCAGCACTGGAGACGGTAGGGCAATATCTCGATGAAGCCCGCCGGCTTCTACAGGACGAGTACGCGCCTGCGTACCGGTATCCCGACAAGGATCTGGTCGAGGCGCTCAATATCGGCCTGATGGAAGCCCGGCGGCTTCGTCCTGACCTGTTCCTGCCACTGTTCGAGGTGCCGTTCGTCGACACGGCCGGCACCATCGACACCACGACGAAGATCACGCTCGACCCGATGTACCGGTCGAGCCTGATCTATTACGTTGTCGGCCGAGCCCAGCTGCGCGACGACGAGCCGACGGAGGATCAGCGCGCCAGCGCGCTGCTGCAGAAATTCATTGGACAGATGCTGGTGCTGGCTTCATGAGCGCATGCACTCCCATGGACCGCCTGCTGCAGACGATCACCGTCGAGTGCCCCGGCGTGACCGCGGATCTGATCAAGCTGCAGCTGTTCAACGTGCTCGACGAGTTCTTCCGCCGGACTTCCGCGTGGCGCTACTACGAGGACATCGCGCTCGAGCAGGGGAACACCGAGTACCCGTTCTCGATCCCGACCGATTCGGCCATCGTGCGGGTTCTGGCCGTCGCCCATAACGGCCTGCCGCTGCGTGCGGCAAGCCTCCAGCAGGGCGGCATCACCCAGTCGTCGCTGGGTACGCTGATCCCCGAGCTGACCTTTCCCGACGGCGACGCGAAGTTCGCGCCGACCGAGACGGACAAGGACGACACAGGACTGTTTTCCTATACGATATACCGGCCGAACTACATCCAGACCACGGTCGCTCCCGACGAGGAAGCGGTCAAATACCCATTGAATGTCTGCTTGGCCCTGACCGTTTCCAGGGGTTGTTTGGAGTGTGATTGTGGCGACTGGGCGCTCGAGGAATGGATGTATGACATGTTCTTCGACAATTGGCTCGATGGGGCTTTGAACCGGCTGATGGGGATGGTTTCCAAGCCGTGGACCAACCCGACCATGTCGTCTTATTACGGCAAGCGATTCCGTAACGCGATGGCTTTCCGAAAGCAGGAGGCACTCCGGGGTTTCACCTACAACACGCCAGCTTGGCGGTTTCCGAGGTGGGCATGAATCAGCCTTATGATCAGGCCCGATATCAGTTCGTCACCGGGGGTTTCAATTGGTTGACGATGAACCTTGCCCTGGTTGCCTGGGCAGGTCCGCCAACGTTCGTGCCGACCGATCAGAAGGTGGCCGATATCACCGCACGCGGGACCACTACGGCCCGCGGAGTGTCACTACCGATTACCTCGAAATCGGTCGGTGCGGATGGCACCGTAAAGACCAATCAGGTGGTTATACCTGCCGTCGCCATTGGGCCGGATATTACCCATTTCACCCTGGTCGATGACGGCGCCACCGTCGATACGCTGCTCTATTACATCGATGATGCGCTGGTCTTGCCGGTGATCGCCGACGGCAACGACATCCTCATTCAGCCGGACTGGCTCGCAGCGAGAGGATGGTTCAAGGCATGACCGATCATCCGCTCCTGCCCTGTGGGTTCAACTCCGTGCCGCACGCCTGCGACGAGGTCGATGGGCGCGGCCGCAGCGAGCCGCAGTGGCCGGTGTGGATCGACAGCCATCAGGCACTCGACGTGCTGATCATCAGCGAGGACATGATGAGCATCTTCGCCACCGGCTGTCCGGATTACGTCGTCCCGCCGGAGAACAATCGGATCGTGTTTGGGCCAGAAGTTCGGCGGCAGCAGATCAGGAAATCGGCATGAGCGTGGTGCGGGTCTATCGAAAGGCGGTTGTCGAGCGCAGGCTGCTCCACCTGGATTATTCCTGCTGGCTGGAAGACCAGGAAGTGCTGACCGACTTCCAGGTCACGGTGATGCCCTATACCGCCGATGCCCCGGTCGTCGTCAACACCGGCTTCCCGGATGACGCCCACAAGGAGCTCGTGTTCTACGCTTCGGGCGGCCTCGCCAACACCAACTACGTCCTGCAGATGGTGGTGCGGACATCGGCCGGGCAGGTCAAGCGCGACGACATCGGTCTGCGGGTGACGCCATGATGATGCTGTTCACCAACAACGCGACGTCGAGGCTTTACGCCGACATCGATGCGGTAACCACATCGATTCGCGTCCAAGCGGGCGACGGTGCCAAGTTCCCGGTGCCGACCGGTGACGGCTCGAACTGGTTCACCGTGACGCTCGAGGATCGCCGTTCCAACCAGCTGGAGATCTGCAACTGCGTTGCTCGCTCCGGCGACATCCTCAACGTCCAGCGTGCCCAGGAGGGCACCACGGCGCAGGCGTTCGTGATGGGCGCCACGGTGTCGAACCGGCTGACCGCGGCGACGATGGACTTCCTGGCGCACGCCGGAGCGACCGGGCCGCAGGGGCCGCAGGGAGACGTCGGCCCGCCCGGAGCGACCGGCGCGACCGGCCCGCAAGGTATTCCAGGGACACCGTCAACGATCCCCGGACCGAAGGGCGATCCCGGTGCGACCGGTCCGCAGGGCGCCCAGGGCGCGAAAGGCGACAGCGGTCCGCAGGGTCCGACCGGCCCACAAGGCGGCCAGGGCCCTGCCGGTCCGATCGGACCGCAAGGCGCGCAGGGCGCGCAGGGCGCTCAAGGATTGCCCGGCACCGGCATCACCATGAAGGGCCAGGTGCCGACCGCTTCGGCCCTGCCGCCGACCGGCAACGCTGTCGGCGACGCCTACGTCACCGACGACACCGATCACCTGTGGGTGTGGTCGGCGGCCGGCTACTGGGCTGACATGGGCAACATCGTCGGCCCGGCTGGACCGCCCGGTCCGCAGGGCCTGCCGGGCCCTGACGGTCCTGTAGGACCTATAGGTCCTCCAGGAGAGCAGGGCATTCCCGGCCCGACCGGTCCCGAGGGACCGCAGGGCACCACCGAGTGGGACGACTTGACCAACGTGCCGGCGACTTTCCCGCCGACGCTGCCCGTCCCGTGGACGGGGATCTCCGGCACACCGACGACGTTCCCGCCTGACTTGCCGATTCCATGGGCTGATGTGTCGGGCAAGCCGAGCACCTTCCCGCCGACGCTGCCGATCGCCCAGTCCGGCGTCACCAATCTGGTCCCCGATTTGGCGGCTAAGGCGCCGCTGCTTTCGCCGAGCCTCATCGGTATCCCGACGGCGCCGACGCCGTTCATGGGGGACAACAATAACAACATCGCCACGACGGCATTCGTCAAAGGTATGGGCTACGCGCCGCTGGCCAGTCCGGTGTTCACCGGCGACCCGCAGGCGCCAACTCCGGTCACCACCGACAACGACACTTCGATCGCTACGACGGCGTTCGTGCGCGCTGCGCTGGCGCAGTTCGCGCTCTCCGACGCGCCGGCCGACGGGCTGGTCTACGGCCGCAAGAACAACAACTGGGCGACGGTGATCGGCGGCGCCTCGACCTCCGACGGGCCGCCGGCGGCGCCGCTGCAGAACGGCCAGCTGTGGTGGGAGACCGACACCGGCAACCTGCACATCTACTACAACGATGGGAATAGCTCGCAGTGGGTGCAGCTGACTGGCCAGACGGCCGGTCAGATACCCAACATCGACAAGATCGTCTCGGCGCCGGCCAACATGCTGGCGGGGTTCCGGACCAGCGATTCGCGCTTTGTCGTCAACAGCCAGGCCGACGGGCTCGGCTTCAACATCTTTGCGGCGCACCGCGGCGGCGTCATCCAGTACAACGACCTTGAGATGTCGATGTACACCTCGCAGTCGCCGAACCTGCGCTGGGCACTGAACGACAAGGGTGACGGCTCGGGCAACGAGATCTTCTCCGTTGACTCGGCTGGTTTTGTGAATGCCTCCGGCAATGTCACGGCGCTCCAAAACTTCCTTGCCACTGCTGCTCAGATCGTTCTTGGCCCTGTGGCTGCAGGTACGGTCTATCTCCGCGCCAATGGCTATACCAATGCAGCCGGGCAGGTGACGCTTGCTAGCAATGGGCAGTTCGCCGTTAGCAAGAACATATCAGTGTTTGGTGGTTCATCGCTTGGTGACACCGGCGGCAGCATTCAGTTCGAA